TAACTACATATGGAAGGGCCACACCGTCCGGGTCTTCAAACCCCGGAAGGTCGATATCAACGTGCATCTCCAGAAGCTGATGTCGATCCTCATGGTCGTAGGAAGGCTTGATACCTCCGATTTCATTGAATTTGTCTGTAATCGGGTTGTCTTCGATATAGGAGGCCGTAAGCTCTACGTCCTTATAGAATCCACTGACCTGTAGCTTCTTAACTTGATTGGTGCTTCGGTTCATTACATGGGTGTAGCGTTCCGCCTGTTCCAGATCCGCCTCATTGTATGCAACAACGAAATCCTCCGCAGGCACGAACATGGAAGTCGGTCTGCCCAGCGAAGGATCAAAGTAGATCTTGCGGAATGCCGATCCAGCGAGCGGCAGGCTGAACAAAAGCTTTTCGGTTTCAGACCGATATTCGGTCATCACTTCGATAAGCTGGTAGTTCATATAGTCCTGCACCCGCTTGGCCTGTCCCAGACGCTCCTTCGTTGAAAGCCCCCAGATCTGGGTCTTTACTGGACCTTTGGCCGGCATGATTTCCTGAATCGTTTGACTCTGGAATCTGACCACGGCTTCGGACAGCATGGGGTGGAATACACCACACGCGCCGGCCCACGGGGTGGTACGATCTTCGATCTCCAGCCCTAGCTGGTCGAGTCCTTCTTCATAGGTTTGTTCCCAGTCCGATCTGCTTCTTTTGTCTGCGTCGAACTTGGCAATCAGGTCGAGGCCGATAGTGCGTAGCTCTTTATCTTCAATAACTTCAGCGAGGTTAGAGTCGAACTCAGTTTCGGGACTACCGATGTCTGCTGACGGGTCAAAGTCAATCTCGACTCCGCCGCCTTCCAGTTCGGTAACCAGCGACTCCCCCGGTATAGCTTCTTCTTCTTCGACAACCATAAGTCCTTCTGGACCCATGTCGAAATCGTCTTGGTTGAATAAACCATTCAGTGGCTTATCTACCGCCATTAACTTCTCCCACTAGACTACTAATAGTAATCAGCTTTTCTCATGGGCAATAAATCATCCCACGGATCGTCGCTATCCAAGTTGATGAACCCGCCTTGCCTGAATCTTAGCAAGGCTTGAGTCGAAGAGTCAACCAAGTCATCGTGATCACCTGTAGGAAAAGCGGCAAATTCTTCGATAACCTCTTCCGCCCATCTCTTTTTGGGTGCCCATACATGACCACTGTGGAATAGATCGGATACAGCATTCACTCTGGCGATCTTATCCCTGCCCCGTCCGGGTGAATACTCCGATACGGGGATTCCGATCCGCCTTAGTTCAAAGATCAGAGGACTACCCGCCGCCTTGGCTTCCACGATAAACGCATCGGGTTTGTATTCCTTGTACATCTCATACGCCCGTGTCTTCAAGTCGGGGAACTCCAGCCGTTCCTGCAACGCATCCAGCAGGATAATGTTCGCTTCCCTGTCTTCATTATAGAAAACACCCCATGTAGTGCAGGCACTGTAGTCGGCAGTCTCTTTTGCTAGGAATGCGGTATCCCAAGATTGGATCACGAACTCACAATCCGGTGGATCTTTCTTCGTCCATTCCTTCCACCACTCCCGCTTGATGATCGCGCCTTCTTCGGAAGTGGGGTCTTGCTGGTACTGGGCGGTCCACTTGCCTACCGGTAGCTCCGCTTTCAGTGCTTCTAGCTGTTCCAGCGGCCAGAATCCCGGCCATAGCGGCTTTCCGCTGGGTAGAATTGCCGGCAATTCGATGATCTCCCACTCATCGGAACCACCTCTTTCTATAGACGCTTTCAGTATGGAACCCGTTAAATCCTTTTTCGACCAGCGAGTCATCACCAGACAGATCGCGCCCCCCGGCTGTAGCCTCTGGCGGGGACCGGATGTGTACCATTCATAGGTCTTATCGTAAACAGATGGATCGTTCTGTGCGGCTTCCTGCTCAGAATGGGGATCATCCACTATAAGAATGTCCGCACCCTTACCAGTAACGGCTCCGCCTACCCCGATAGCGAAGTAGTCTCCCTGCTTATTGGTGTTCCAACGTCCAGCCGCCTTGGAGTCGGCACTCAAGGATACACCGGAGAATATCTTCGCATAGTCGCCTGAGCCTACAAGGTTACGAACCTTACGACCGAACCCAACCGCAAGCTCCGCAGTGTGAGCAGTCTGAATAACCTTCCTGTCTGGAAACCTTCCCAAGTACCATGCAGGAAACAAATGTGATGCAAACTCAGACTTGGTATGACGCGGCGGCATATTGATGATGAGCCGCTTCAGTTCGCCTTCAGCGATCCTGTTGAACGCATCAGCCATTACACGGTGATGGTCCCCTTCGATGAACGCCGGCCACACCTCTTTGACAAACTCCAGAAAATCCTCTTGGGCACCCTCCCGCATCCTAGCCAAATTCAGTTCCTCAATAAGGCTCAGGATCTCGCGCTTCTCGTCGGTGGGTAGAGTGTCGATCTTCGGGTTCATTCTTCGGGCAATCTCACTAGAAAAGCAGGTGTGCCCTCGCCTACCCAAGCACCTAGCTGGTTGAACTCGTAATACTCTTCCGCATCACTATACGAACAGTCACTCGGGCGCATGATCTTTTCCAGAACCTTCTCCCTGTCATAGACCGCCACATTCTTGCTTAGTCCGTATCGATGCAGAACTCCGACCATACAATCATCATAGCCGTCCATCGTCATTATCGTTTCCACTCCGATCTCCAAAAGCCTGTCCGATAAGTTGGCTTTCATACTCTCCTCTTTCAATAACAATGTGAGCTAGGCTGTACCATTGGTCGCTACCGCTTGGGTAACCCAACTTCTCAAGGTAGTCCTCTATAATATTGCCGGCACAACTTCCAGTAAATTTGACCTTCTTCGGGGAACCCCAAGTCGTGTAATAATCCGGGTGGTCCGCGACGAGGTTTGCCGAAGTGTATCCCGATAAGGGATGTCGCTGTAGCACACACCTCTTCTTGGCTATCAAGTAGGATTTGACAGCATCATCAATAACGGAGTCGAGATCAGAGAGGGACACGCATTAATAAAATAATAATACGATTTATGTTCCAGTGTGTCAAGTTATCTTTTTATTATTATATCACGGTAAGTTCAAATTTTTATATAAAATTTTTAGGGGGTAGGAGTCCCAGTGGAAAATCTGATGATTTAGCGAGCAAAATACTGATTATTCCGGGGGGGCGATGGCCGGCCAAAAGGGGGTGATCCCCACCACTGGCCCCTTGCGTATCGTGATATAGCACCTTCAGTTACTACCATGACACGGCGACACAAGGTCACCGTGCGAACCCCGAACAATCGGGAGCAACACTATGAAGCGCATTAACGAGATACTTCCGCAGGTGCTTGACGAGGAAGGCATCACGATCCACTCGACTGATGATGACGATCCGCCTACGGTGGGCCGTGTCACTGTCGAGCTAGTTGATACTGATTTCATGGACAGCCCAATAGTTAAGGGGCTGAGGAATCTAACTCAGGCAATTGATAAGCTGAGATAGTACTAGACAGAGCCGGCCCGTTCTGGGCCGGCTCACCTTCACCTTTCATGAGGGGGTTCTCATGGAAGTACTGCTGGAGATCGCTGGCCCAGTGGCCGATGAAGTAGTGGTCACGGTCGAGGAGGACACTGACCTCGATTGGCCATTCGATGGCAAGTGCGTGGAGACTGGTGAGATTCTCCACTTTCCTAACCCTTGGGCACTGGACATCGAAGTAGTTGGCCTAGTGCCTTAAGGGTTGGCAACAAGACAGCGGTGCCCCGTTCGGGGGCACCGCACCCCTAACCTTAGTAAGGGGGCAGGATGAAGTTACGCACCGCCAAGATAGCAGGGGCTATCGCTTGGTACTTGGAATGTCCCAAGTGCGAGGGCACTGTGATTGATGAGGACTCTGGTTCTCTCACTCATGGCTTCCATACTACAGGTGAGAACCTGATATGTATGGAGTGCGGTATCGAGCTAAAGAATCCGAAGTTACCAAAGCGGATTCCCATAGCTTGACGAGACAGGGGGGGAGCAATCGGCTCCCCCCCACCTTTACCCTTCGATAGGTTGCACAATGGAAGCATTACTGTTTGTGCTAGGTATCGCGTTGTTCCTGCTAGGCATTTGTTGGTTTGCCGTAGCATACGATTCGATCCTAGAGGATGCCGTTGATGATGAATGGCGACGGATGAAGAAGTAACTGTGAGTGGAAGTAGTACTAGATAAGGGAGTGCGCGAATGAAAGTGTGGCGATTAGATCCTCCGGCATGTGATTGCCGGAACCTATGTAAGAACCCTAACCACGATAGACCCAAATGGGTGGAAGAGGAAACAGAATGTGGATGCATCAAGGGCGTCCAAGTCTGCGACTACCACATGACAAGGAGGCGGAATGAGTAACCCAAGAGAATCTATATCCATAGGCGATGATGGCACACTAGATACCGTTGTGGATTACGATGGCAGATTTGGCACAACACGGTGCCGATATGATAGCGAATACCGCTTCTCGTTTGATAATGACGGTGCGTTTTTGGATGCAGTGGCAGAAGAGGTGGAAGAGATAGCAAGGTTTGAAGCACGAGCGTGGCCGTACCATAACGATGGCAAGGAAAGGGGAGGATGGCGGTCCGTTTACCTGAAAGGGGGTGTATGATGCACGGTCAAGACACTGAGTTTGTGATAGTGATAGGGTGCTTCATATTTATATGCATGGTGTTGTTCAGTATCACCGAGTCGGTCATGCATCAGGCTCGCAAACGTAGGAGGAAGTGACATGGTGCAACGTAAGTTCATCCAAGTTACAGAGGGTCAGCTAGGCCAAACCCCTGTAGTCCGCAACCTTGAAGTGTGTAGTGATTGCGGAGAGAATGCACCGAAGCTAGGTGACAATCCCGAGCGTATCTGTAAGGATTGCCACGATGGCCGACTAGGTCATTGGATCTTAGCTGATACATCAGTTTGATTAGACAGGGGGGTGGCATGAGGCCACCCCCTACCACCCCTACAAAGGGGAGTAATAAGATGGGTAAGTTACCAAGAATCAGAAGCTTGTTAGATGAATTACGGTATGACATTCACCACCTGTACCTGTGTTGGAAGGAACGTGGTAAGTGGCAGGGTGCGGATAAGGATGGTGAGTGGACACATACTATGTCTGTATGGGAAGTATACCGTGATGCATTCATTAAGCCGTGTCCAATCTATAACGATCATCTAACAGGTACTGTGTATGGTTGCTATGAATGCCAGTGCAAAGCACATGGTGAGGGATGGTATGACATGGATAGCGGATATGTCAGGATGTAATCTTCACACATTGTTAGCACAGTGATAGCCTTTATACGCTCACCTATATAGCCGGCCTACTATAATGATAGCCGGCCCTTCGGGCCGGCTATCATTAGCGCACTAGCGTAGCCCCAACTCCATAGGTTAACCGAAGCCTTCGGCTTCGGTTAACTGAGGTACGGGCGCGGGTTAGACCCCGCCTTCGGCGGGGTTTAAAAAAAGGTACGGGCGTCTAACCCGAAGCCTTCGGCTTCGGGTTAGCGAGGTGCGGACGTTAGCAAGCCGGCAGAGCCGGCATACTATAAATGATAGCCGGCCCTTCGGGCCGGCTATCATTAGCGCAGTGGCAGTAAGCCAATACACGAATGAAAATATTATTAAGCTTGCGCAGGTGCGGACGTTAGCAGAGTAGTAGGTACAAAAAAAGGGAGCCGGCCCGTTGGGCCGGCTCCCTTTTTGCTGTTTAGTTCTGGCAGAAGTCCGATGCCAGAGCATGGAAGCGTTTCATGGATTGCGGTAGCTCCCTAGTGTTCCGCGCCTTTAGGATTTCAGTGGTAGCATTATTGAATGCCCACACTGTCCGTTCCTCAAACGCTTCGTGCCTTGGGTTCCGGTATTCCTTAAGAACCTTCTCCCCGAACTGCCACGGGAACACGCCACGGTCAGCGCACTTCACAATTAGATCGTGGCTTTCAGTGTCACTAATCTCACGAGCCTTATAAGAATTGATCACCTCTTGATGATCACTGAACTGTTGGCTGATTTGACCAGCCGCCTGCCAGAGTCGGGAAGGTAGCTCCCGCCTGATGTTGACGCTGTGTTTGTGACTTGCTCCGAAGTCACCGTAGAAATCTAGGTTCTCACAAACCATGATGCATAGTCCGGCAATCATGCCGGCAGTCATTCTTTTATCGTGAGCGTTCCTGATTCCTATCGCTACCTCATACTCACCGCCAGTGATGACATCCTCTCTAACGATTATCATCACTCCGAACATCCTAGCCATCGGCCAAACTTCCGAGCCGATTGTTCCCTGAGCTAGTCCGAACCTGCGGTCCTTAATTTCCCACTGTTGACCACGCATCACATCGTCTACCATGTCGATCACCTCGCCATGAGGTAGTGGTAAATGAGTGCGCGTTTCGGGTGGCGTTTCGGATGCCCGAACCTGAGCTTCCGTTGCGCTTCCGCTGATCAGTGCTGCTCTTGCCATGTTCCCCCCTTGGGTAAGTGGCGTTTATTGATGCACCAATCTAATGTTGCAGTCAGCGTAAGTCAACACCCCAACACTACCAATTTGGTAGCCCATCTTTATATATATACTAGGTACGGGCGTGGGTACGGACGTTAGCAAGGCCGGCATACTATTAATGATAGCCGGCGCAACGCGCCGGCTATCATTAACTACCACTAGCTGACTCATTAGTTACTTGCTAGTGATGGGGGGTTATCCCCCATATAGATCAACGCTAACCGAGCATTGATAACCCTAGTATCATTGCAGGAATCACAAGCACGGCCACTAGTTAACGGCTCCGCATTATGACCCTGATCCCAGTAAACCTTTCCTGTAACTGGGTGCAGGTGCAGGTCCACCTTATCACCGCAAACAGAACAATCGATTGTTCCCTTCACAGTTCCCCCTTTGCAGTAGTAACGTGCATCAATCTAATATGATGTTGTCATGGTGTCAACCCCTAGATAATTCCAAAACCAAAAAGGAACAGCAAGATGATTCCAATACTCCAAATCAATGATGTAATAGTTTCGCCTACCGACTCTTTCTTTTTGTGCATTTAATTTCTTAGTTAGTGTTAGGTACGGGCGTGGGTACGGGCGCAAGCACTAGGGGCCGGCCTTACTACTGCCGGCCCCTAGCTAGGGGGTTTTCCGAGTCATGTCTAGTCGGGTTTTATGTGCTAAAGCGGATAGCCGTTCCGCTTCCGCATCGTCGCCACAGACCCAAGCGTCTCTTGAAGCGCGATATAAAACCCTTACACAAAAATCAACCGCTTCTATTTTCATTGGTCTATCCTTGGGGAAACTACGAACCCCGTCAAATCTTTTTTAGCTGTGCCCTTAGCAACTAGCCCCACTATGCACGGGCTAGGATCTAGGAACCTTAGATCGTGGGTGGTGCCATCAATAACTTCCAAGCCATTCCAAAACTCAGGTAGCTCATCCTTAAATACCACGGCCACATTCATTCCGTTGCCTATTGCCTGATCTAAATCTGCATTAGTGGTAACCTCACTGCGCGAAAAGGTTAAGGAGTAATTCTTAGGAAGTCTCTTCCTATTCTTGTGCTTCGTGTAATCGTAGAAAATTGTAGATGGGAATAGATCCATGATGCCGGTGTTCTCCCATCTAATATCCGACGTTCCGTTAAGCCTGACGCACGGTTTTAAATTGTTTTTATCCGCTCGCCTTACTAAAGATGAAACATCTTTTATCAGGTCGGCTAGAAACTTCTCCCGATTCTCGAAATACAATTTCGTTTTTCTTATTCTGGCCTGTTGTACCGTTGACATACGGCCCCGCCCCTGAAAATAGAGGCATGATGCCGCACAACCCGGACTAGCCGAGGGACACACTTGATATCCTGATTGTATGTGCGGCGCAAGGTGCAGAATCCCAGTTAAAAAGCCGTAGTCAGTAGACTTGGCCGTCTTGGGATTGCTTGCTCCATCAGTTAAGAGTCTCATATCTTCCCCTTTAGGTAGTTGAGACGCTATCAACCTATATAATGATTGTCACTCTGTCAAGACCTACCTGATAGCCGGCCCGTAGGCCGGCTATCATTTCACGAATATCTTTATTCGTGCGCCAATGCAACACAGAGCTAGCAAAGTAATGATACTCTGGCTCCATACTTCCCCCCTTATGGTGTCTCGACTGTCAATCAACGTGAACTAACATAGTATAAACGTGTCACGTTGTCAATGTTGGCAAGACAACAACTTTTTTAGCCCACTTGAATGCAGATTTTAAAGTTTGCATTCAGTTTGTGCCCCAACTCACACAATTTTGTGCAATTATTTAGTGTGTGATTTAGGTACGGACGTCAGGTACGGACGTCAGGCTGTCTACTAGTAGTCTACTAAGCTCTCTAACCCTCAAACTGTTGTTCTTTCTACCAGTTAACTAGTTCTAGCCCTGTCTAGACTATCTAGTCTAGACTACTAGTTGTCAAGGGCTAGAATTATTGTTGTGTTTAACAGGTACGGACGCTAGCAATCAGTTCTGCATTAGGAATCACTGAGTTCACGCCTTAGAAAGAGCATCTGCGCTAGTTCTCCGCACTCTTTTAAAGGGTATATCAATTCAACTTGATGTTCAGATCCTGTAGTCTAGCTTGCAACTCCTTCTCTACTTCTTCAGCAGACCTATGTACTACTGTCACGTTAGTGCTGTCATCAAAAAGTTTTTCAGTCTTGGCTAAGATCTCCAGTGCCCGGACTCGTACTGATGCATTGTTCTCTTCATCACTGGCTTCGGTTCGTAACTTGTCCAGTATCCAGTCCTTAGAGATTTTTCTGTGAGTTTCTTTTGCCTTCTGCTTTTGTTCTTTCAACTCACTGACTCTGCTCCTCACCTTCTCCATCCTCATCAACTTAGATCCTTCATTTGCTGAAGCTCTTCGTGACTGCTTCTTCACATCGTGCGACTTGATATACGCATCAGTCTGATTATCTCCCTCTACTATGAACGCACAGAATGCAGACTGTTTTGCTGTCAGGGTGGTACTATGATTCATTCGCTCTCCTCACTGGTGTACTACCCAATCTAAATAGGGTAGTTATTATAGCAAGGATTTACCTGTTGACACCATGACAGGATGTGTTACCTTCATACTTCGATTGACCCTCGCAAAGAGGAGAAACACCATGAAAGATGAAGAAAGAGTTTTCCGGTTGACGCGCCGAGACGGAGTGACGTATTGGTCTGGGC